CACCACTCTTTTCGGGTTATTCTCTCTACAGGTGGGAGAGGATGTCTAGGTCGAAGGTAGCGATTAGCCTCTCTGCGTGAGATCTGAGCACGACGCGCGAAACGCGCGACGCGTCTACCATCGAGGATCGACCCAACGGTAGACACGCCAGACTCGCGAAGGAGAAGTTTAAAGGAAGACTTCTCGCCCTCGATGACACCCTCAGTCCATATAAGCGACCGAACCTGACGGGAATACTCCCGCTGCCATTCCTTAAGTTGTGATCTGGACCAATTACACGGTCCAGACAATCTCCAACCAGATACCTGGTATGAAGACGTCCGCTTCTCAACCACTGACAAGCGGACTTCTTGAACGTACTGGCCTGTAGGATCGAGATACGAAACCTCTCGATGATATAGGTCAGCATCCCTAAGGTCTGACTCGCTTACGGGTAAGCAAAGGCCGTTTCTTACAGATCTTTCAGAGGCCGACACGAACCGTCGGTTAACCGTCAAGAAAGAATTGTTACATATCCTTCGTCCCTCCCCCCGACCGAAACCGGGGGCGAAAGAGAAGAAACGACCTTCGATCGATCTAACTCCTTCCTCGACAGCACCGAAAAGTGCCTTTGACCGGATCACGGGTACCCTTCTGACACGAAGGGAACGTGAGTCAAACCAGGTCGAGTTTAGAGAAAAGAACCGATCGCTTACCATAGTCTTACCAGGAGATAAGACCAGACCGCTCTCTCCCACCTGTCGAAACCACCTCTCTTTCTCTTCTGGTGTAGCCCTAAAAACTATATCATCTCCATTAATGGCGACGGGTACTTGTCGAGGTACAGACCATTTGAAGGCGATAAAGTTCACCAGACAGAGAAGGGGAAAGGAAATAATGTTACCCATCAGTTGACCACGACGTTGTACAATCTTACGATTATCCAACGAAGGACAAACTACTGTCATCTGAAGGGATTCAAGGGCAATCTCCTTTATCCCTTCTGGGATAAAGGAGGAGTTAAGCAGTACACGACTTAGAATACTCTTCTGTACATGAGAGTTCAAATTGTCTGTCGCGGATTCGTAATCCCCTGAAACGAACACCTCACCCTTCCTTCGTGTGAACTCCTCGAAAGAAGACGGCTTAGCGTCTCCCTTGAGTATCCACGATTTTTTCGAAAGATGTTCGTACATTGTTTCCTGTAGCGGCTTGAGCAAGATAGACTCTTTAGGTGGAGTCGTTATTATACGGATCTTGCCCCCTGTGTCAACCGTCGCTACCTTCCCCTCACCAAACGATAGAGAACCTGAGCGGGCCGTCAGAACAATCTCCTTAGCGGTGGACTCACACCAAGGAGAGGATTCAGACGACAGGAACCCCCTAAGTCCGCCCTTCTTCCTCGAAGACTCGAAACAAGAAGTCGGATTGGCAATCAATCGTTCGGTAAA